CGCTCTCGCCGAACGCGGGCGACAGCCAGTGCGTCAGCGACGAGCCGATCCGGCTCGCCAGCGGCAGCACGGTGCCGCGGAAGAACACGCGGTAGGCCTCCTGATAGTTCGAATAGGTGTTGTCGCCGGGAATGCCGAGCAACATCGGCGGCACACCGAAGGCGAGCGCGATTTCGCGCGCCGCGGTGTGCTTGGCCTCGAGAAAATCCATGTCCTTGGGCGACAGCGACATCGGCTTCCAGTCGAGTCCGCCTTCGAGCAGCAGCGGCCGCCCGGCGTTGCGGGTGCCCTGGTATTGGTCCTCCAGTTCGCGCTTGAGCCGCTCGAACTGGCCGTCGGACAGCACCGCACCTTCGGGGCCGGCATAGACCAGCGCACCGGATGGGCGCGCCGCGTTGTCGAGCAGCGCTTTGTTCCATTTCGCCGCAGAATTGTGGGTGTCGATCGCCACCGCCGCCGGTTCGATCGAGCTCAAGCCATAGTGATCGTCGAGCGGATGGAATTGCGTCAGGTGCAGGATCGGCGGCAGCGGCGCGTCCTGCTCGAAGCGGACGCTGCGCGCACCGATCGTGTAGTCATACGCCGCGGGCCAGCCATCGGCGCCGGGCACCACGCGCATGCGATCCGGCCGCAGCGTATAAAGCTCGCGCACCGCGCCCTCGACCGACACCGCCTCGATGTAGGCGTTGCCGGCCAGCAAGAGATGCGCGCAGACGTTCTCCAAAAACGCCGCCCCCTCCTGGCGCGGGTTCGGCCGCGCCAGAAGATCGAGCAGCGGATGCGGATCGCGCTGCACCGCGCCCTCATAGACGAGATAGGTCGAAGCGGCGACGTTCTCGGCGACGAGCTTGACCGCGCGATGCACGATGGCGTTGCCGACATAGCCCTCGCGCGCCAGCGCCGCGTAGTCGCGCGGCGTCCACCGCGCGCGTCCGCCGCTGTCGAACTGCACGAGCTGCGCCGTGCGCGAGGTTTTCGCCTCGGGCGCACGCAGCCAATTCTTGAAGTGCTCAAGCACGATATCGTCCTTTGATTCAGAGAATTTCAGCCCATGGTTCGAGACGCGGTCCTTCGGACCGCTCCTCACCATGAGGCCGGAACCCGTTGCAGCGCGACACGCTCCGACCTCATCCTGAGGAGCGCGCCTTAAGCGCGCGTCTCGAAGGATGGACCGCACGTTCGCGCCTATAACCCCCTCACCCTGGGCTCACCCCGCGCACCGAACGTCAGCGCGGTGACGGCCCACACCATCGCATCCAGCCGATCCGGCGATTTCCCGCCCGACAAGCCGTCGAGCCCGAAATCGCACATCTCGTCCTCCAGCGCCGGAAACGTCCCGCCGTGCCGCACGCGGCCCTGTTCGTACAGCGCCGCGACCGGTTCGGCGCGCAGCCATTTGCCCTTCTTCGCCCGCACCGCAATCACCGGCACGCTCGGATCGGCGTTGCCGATCACCGTGCGCACCATGTCGCCGCCCTGGTTGACCTCGGCCACCAGCGCGTCGGCCGAAAGTTTCCGCCACAGCGCGATCGCCTTGCGCGACCAGCCGTCCGGCGTCAGCCCTGCCGCGCTCTCGTCGGCGATCACATAAATCGTGCCGTCCTCCGCGCATCCGGCGGCGACCAGGCCGCAGGCATCCGCGCGCTTGCCCGACGAGGCCGGCGGATCGACCGCCACCACGATCCGCATCAGCGGCGGCGCTTGCGTGACCCGGCCATTCTCGATGCCGGAGCGTGTCCACAGCGCGCCGGCGCGCTGATCGACGATCTCCCCGTCCAATTCCTGGCGGCCGAGCCGCGTGCCGGCGTAGCGCGCCACCACCGCGTCGAGAAACGCCGGCGCCAGATTCCGCGCGTTGAGGACGGTCGCCGCCCGCGTCACCATAGTCTTGGGATCGTCCATCAACCGCTTGATCAGCGCGATCGGCCGCGGCGTGGTCGTAACGACCTGCCGCGGCCGCCCGCCAAGGCGCAGCCCGAACTGCAACATATCGAACGTGGCTTCGGCATGACGCCACTTGGCGAGTTCATCGCACCAGGCGGCCGCGAACTGCGGCCCCCGCAAACTTTCCGGATCCTCCGCGGAAAACACCTGCGCCACCGCGCCGTTGCGCCATACGAGACGGCGGCGCGACGGAATCCAGGTCGGCCGCTCGCTGTGCTCATGCACCGCAAGCAGACCGGACACGCCCTCCACCATCACCTCGCGGGCGTCGTGCTCGGTTTCGCCGATCAGCGCAATCGGACTGGCCCTCAATCCATAGTCCTTGACCAGCGCCTTGACCCATTCGGCGCCGGCGCGGGTTTTCCCGGCGCCGCGGCCGCCGAGTAACAGCCATGTGGTCCAATCGTCGGCCGGCGGCTTCTGATGTTCGAGGCCGAACAGCCCCCAGGAATGGTTGAAGACGTCGATGAACGTGTCATCCAGCGTCGTCAGGAACAGCATCAACAGTTCTGGCGACAAACGACTCAAGCTTTTTCGCAAGCTCTCGTCGTAAATCGTCGATGTTACGGGGCGGAGCGTCGTCATCGTTTGCTTTTTTGGATTCCTTGCATCGCGTCTTTTCATCGACCGCCGACAGATCGCGCAACGTCTTCGCCGTGATGGCGAACATGCGCGCATTACGCTCGCGTTCGGCAAGCTCCAGCCCCGCGACCGCGAGGCGATCTTCGATCTCCTCGACCTGACGCTCGGCGGTGCGCCACATCCGCGTCACCAGCGCAGCACGGCTGCCGTCGCGGTGCCGCACGCGTACGCCCTGGCGGCGCTGCGGGAGCGGCGCCGGTGCGATGCCGCTGCCGTCCGGATAGACGCCGGCGACACAGCGATAGATGATGTTGAGTTTCGTGATGCCGCTTTGCGCGACAATCTCGTTGACAGTGACGCCCTCGGCGTAAAGGCGGCGCACGAGCGCGACCACGTCCGGCGTGGGTGCATAAGCCATGATGTTTCGCGGAGGTTGGCGCCGCTTCGGCTTGAGCCGCCCGCGGGCGCATTTCTTCAACGTGCCATAACCCTACTGGACCAGCGTGCGGGTGTCAATGACTATTTTCCCATTGATAGGATTTATTTCTAAACCATCAAGTCCGCCCTGTGGATAACTTTGACATTCTCAAATAATATCAAATATTTATGCTCTTGCTTCCGAAGCTTTCAAGCCTTGCCCATTCGGGTCACCGGCCGCCCTCGGGCACCGACTGCAACGCATAGAACGCCACCGACTCGACGCGTCCCTTGACCTCCGCCTGGTGCAATTCATAAGCGGCAAGATCGAGTCCCGCGGCTTGCGCGGCGGCTTGCGACAGGATGACAGGACAGCCGAATTCCTTGCTCAGGCTTTCGAGTCGCGCCGTGGTGTTCACCGTGTCGCCGATGGCGGTGACGATCTGCGAACCCGGCGGTCCCAGCGCGCCAACGATGGCGTCGCCGAAATGAATGCCGATGCCCATCCGCAGCGGCGCTTTCAGGTCGGCCTTCAGTCGTGAATTGAGCCGGTCGAGCCGCAGCAGCATTTCGCGCGCGCCGCGCAGCGCCTGTTCGGCGCCGATCGCAGCTTCCGGCGCGTCGAGTCCGTACAGCGCCATCAGGCCGTCGCCGGTGAAGTTCGAATAAAGCCCGCCGGTCGTGTCGAGCGCCTTGGTCAGTTCGCTGAAGAACTGGTTGAGGATGAACAGCACGTCGTAAGGCATCTTCGCTTCGCCGAGCGTCGTCGAGCCGCGCAGGTCGATGAACATGACCGTGACCTGCCGTTCGCTGCCCTCCATGCCGCCCTGCACCAAGCCGTCGGCCGCGCTGGCGTCGGCAGCAAGCAGCGGCATCACCGAAATATCGGCGGTCGGCCGCACCTGGCAGGCCAGACGCACGCCCTTGGGCGCGCTGATCCGCGCCAGCGCTGCCGCCTCCAGCCCCGCGGGCTCCGACAGCGCATCAAGTCCTTCGGTGACACGAATGCGGCAGGTGGTGCAGCGCGCGCGGCCGCCGCACACCGACGCGTGCGGAATACCGTTGGCGCGCAACGTCTCCAGCACCGTCGCGCCGGGCAGCATCGTCATGGTGCGTCCGTTGGCGTGGGTCAGCCGCGGCGGCCGATGCACGCTTTGGATCAAACCGCGCACCGTTCGCCCAACGAACGGCAGCAGCACCAGGCCGGCGTAGGTCCAAAGGCTCACGTAAACGATGTGCCAGAGCTGGGCGGCCTTCTCCGGGGTCTGGCCGACCTCTTTCAGAACGTTCGCAACGAAGTCGGGCTGCTGCGCCTCGCGCATGATCTGATTGC